AAATGATTACCTGTCCTGATTGTACACCCGCACAGCAATACGTACTAGAACAATTGCAGACCTCTGCTGAAGTTACTGATCGTACGGCACTTGCTGTGATCATGGGTAACATTCAACAGGAGTCTGGCTTTCGATCTAATGTCTGTGAAGGTGGTGCTATCGTTCCTTACGATCGCTGCCTTCGTGGAGGTTATGGTTTAATACAATGGACAACCACGAACAGATACAAAGGTCTTGGTTCGTTTTGTTCTAAATACAATTGCAATCCGTCTAGCCTAGAAGGGCAGACACGATACATGATCAATGAAATGCAGTTTAGGAATGACCTATTTGCATTCCAGACTCCACATCAAACTGTTAGCTATTACATGAACCACGCCTGGTATTGGCTGGGCTGGGGTATCCATGGTAATCGCACAAAGTACACTTATTCTTTTCTTAACAAATTCAAATGAAATTCTTTGCTATCCTCCCTGCAGCCCTGATCGCTGCTGCTCCTGCTGTTGCTGGTCCTTATGTTAACTCTGAAGTTAATGTTGGCTTCAGCGGTTCTGATCACGCTGGCACTACCTTTGAAACTCATGCTGGTTACGAAGGTTCTAACTGGTACATCCAAGCAGGTCCTGCTATCGTCGCTCCTGAAGGTGGTGACACTGAAGTGGAACTCTCTGGTAAGGTTGGTGGCTCTGTTGTCATTACTGAGCAAGCTGCTGGTTATGGTGAAGTCTCCTTTATCACCGGCGAGCTGAATGGCTACAACGCTAAGCTGGGTGTGAAGTACAGCTTCTAATAAACTTATGTGGTGGGTGGGTCGGAAACTTTATTTAAATTAACTTATGGCAACTTCTGTACTTACCCGTCAGAGGGATGCCTGGGAAGAGTTTTGTTCCTGGGTAACCTCTACGAATAATCGTCTTTATGTAGGGTGGTTTGGCGTGTTGATGATTCCTTGTCTTCTCGCTGCTACCACTTGTTTTATTTTGGCATTCATTGCCGCACCACCTGTTGACATCGATGGAATCCGTGAACCCGTGGCAGGCTCCCTGCTCTATGGAAACAACATCATTTCAGGAGCCGTCGTTCCCAGCAGCAATGCCATCGGACTACACCTCTACCCAATTTGGGAAGCTGGTACTCTTGATGAATGGCTGTATAACGGCGGACCATATCAGCTCGTCGTTTTCCACTTCCTCATTGGTATCTTTTCTTACCTGGGACGAGAGTGGGAACTTAGCTATCGACTAGGGATGCGTCCCTGGATCTTTGTTGCTTACTCTGCTCCTGTTGCTGCAGCGTCTGCAGTGTTCCTCGTCTATCCTTTCGGTCAAGGATCTTTCTCTGATGGTATGCCACTTGGTATCTCCGGTACATTTAACTTCATGCTCGTGTTCCAAGCGGAGCACAACATCCTCATGCACCCGTTCCACATGCTTGGAGTTGCTGGTGTATTTGGGGGAGCTTTGTTTAGTGCTATGCACGGCAGTCTTGTCACGTCTTCTTTGGTTCGTGAAACGACTGAAAATGAATCTCAAAACTATGGTTACAAATTTGGTCAAGAAGAAGAAACTTACAACATTGTTGCTGCTCACGGGTACTTTGGTAGGCTTATCTTTCAATACGCTTCCTTCAATAATTCTCGTAGCCTTCACTTCTTTCTTGCTGCTTGGCCAGTGCTGGGCATTTGGGCGACATCGCTAGGTGTGTCTACCATGGCTTTTAATCTCAATGGCTTTAATTTTAATCAGTCTTTGCTGGCTGCTGACAATCGTGTTATCCCAACTTGGGCTGACATTCTCAACCGTGCCAACCTCGGAATGGAAGTTATGCACGAAAGAAATGCTCACAATTTTCCGTTGGACCTCGCATCCAGTAACACTACGCCAGTAGCTTTGACTGCTCCTATCATTGGATAACAATGGACAAAAACAAAAACAAAAAGAAAAAGAACAAAGGTTTTCTTGAAAGTATTGCTGATGCTCTAAAAATTGGCGCAAAGAAAAGGCTTTCAGATAAGAAAAATAAAGGCATCGACTCTCAGCTTTTTCGTCGCAGACAAGAGATGAATGAGCAAATGCGTAGGGCACGCGGTAAATAACAGTGCCGTCCGTTCATCCCTTTGGGACGCATGACGCCTGACCATGGAACGGGGGTCAGGTACTTCGGAGTTATCATGTCTGAGCTTGAACTTTCTCAACGCATTCGTGAACAGCAAGCTGCCAAACGCGCAGCTAAACTGAAGTATCGCGGCGTAGCATACAACAAAAAAAATCTTTATGTCACATCAATCTGACAAGATGCGAGCTAGTGTTACCCGGTTCACACCGGAGACTAAGCCTGCACCACCGGTTGAAGAACCTAAAACTGAAGAAACTACTGAAGCTCCCAAAGAGGAGTGAACAGCTTGGGAGGCACCTCAGAGTCGGACCTCCCTTGCATTGGTTAGAGCCGGTACGCCGACACCTCTAGCCGTCTAGACGGTGGGATAGACCACAATAAAAAAATTGAAAAAAAAATTTCCAAACGTTTGGGAGCAAGTCTACATAAACTTAACTCCTTTTAAAAATGGCACATCAAGATTCTACTTTGACCACGAGTCTGACTCGTCCTGGTCAATCTAACAGTGCGGGTGATGCCCGTACTCTTTATCTCAAGCTTTTTAGCGGCGAGATGTTTAAAGGGTTCGAGTACAATGCAATTGCTCGTGACCTCGTTATGCGTCGTACTCTGAAGAACGGTAAGTCTCTCCAGTTCATCTACACTGGTCGGACCACCGCTGAGTACCACACCCCTGGCAACGCTATCCTGGGCAACAGCGATGGTGCACCGCCGGTGGCTGAGAAGACCATCACTGTCGATGACCTGCTGATCTCCAGCGCATTTGTCTACGACCTTGATGAGACCCTTTCTCATTATGATCTGCGGAGCGAGATCTCTCGTAAGATCGGTTATGCTCTTGCTGAAAAGTATGACCGTCTGATCTTCCGTGCCGTCACCCGTGGCGCACGTGTTGCTTCTCCTATCACCAAGACTAGCTTCAAAGAGCCTGGTGGTACCCAGATCCGTGTGGGTTCTACCCTTAACACCTCTGACGCTTTCGATGCTGACAACCTGGTGGCTGCATTCTACGATGCTGCTGCTGCTATGGATGAAAAAGGCGTAAGCACCGAAGGTCGTGTGGGTGTCCTTAACCCTCGTCAGTACTACGAACTGATCCAAAAGGTTGGTGATTCTGGTCTGATCAACCGCGACGAGCAGGGTTCTGCACGTCAGCGTGGTAACGGCATCGTTGAGATTGCTGGTATCAAGATCTACAAGTCCATGAACATTCCTTTCTTGGGTAAGTATGGTACTGCTTATGGTGGCACCACTGGTGTGACCGATCCTGGTAACACCGGCGATTTCGTGTCTCCCACCATGGAAGATGCTGAAGAGACTGACACCGGCATCAAAAACGATTACGGTGCTCAGACTAACTTCGTCAACTCCTGTGGTCTGATCTTCCAGCGTGAAGCTGCTGGTTGTGTGGAAGCCATCGGTCCTCAGGTCCAAACGACCAGTGGTGATGTCTCCGTGATCTATCAGGGTGACGTGATCCTGGGTCGTCTTGCCATGGGTGCTGACTACCTGAACCCTGCTGCAGCCGTTGAGCTGTATGCTGGTACTGCTACTGCACCTGTTGCATTCTGATTCTTTGTTAAACTGGGGACTCTTCGGAGTCCCTTTTTTTTATCTTTTCTACTATGCCTGTCTCATATGCTGCGTCCACCGAACTGGATGCTGTGAACCAAATACTCAGTTCCGTGGGGCAGGCTCCTGTCACCACGCTTGATTTACAAAACCCAGAAGTTTCAATTGTCCTTACAACTCTGCGTGAAGTTAACAAGCAAGTGCAAAGTGAAGGATGGATGTTCAATCAAGAAAGGGGATATGAAATGACCCCTGATTCTGGTACAAAAGAAATTCTTTATCCAACTAATGCTTTGCAGATCGATGCTAATGTTGAAACGCATCGTGATGACATTGATGTAGTACGACGTGGAACTAAACTCTACGACCGGCTTCACCATACATTCCAATTTGAAAAAGCAATCAAAGCTGATGTAGTTTGGTTTTATGATTTTGGTGACGTACCACCAGTCATTCAAAATTATATCACTGCACGTGCTGCTAGGATCTCTGCAATTAAACTTGTTGGAGATGCCAAAACTGCACAGCTGCTACAAGAACAAGAAATTATGACCCGTGCTGCTGCTGTTGAATATGACTGTAATCAAGGTGATTATAGTATCTTCGGCTGGCGTGACGGTGAGAATTATTACAACAACTATCAACCATATAACGCACTTGCACGATGAGTAAGATCACTCAAAGGATTTCCAATTTTTTTGGTGGAGTATCCCAACAAGCTGACAGTAAGAAGCGACCAGGGCAGCTGAAAGAAGCTGTCAATGTATTTCCTGATTACGCACTTGGTATGCTTAAGCGACCCGGTGGTAAGTTTGAAGCCGAATTGAATAATGCATCTACTTCAGGTCGTTGGTTTCCAATCCTGAGAGATGATCAAGAAAAATATGTAGTGCAATATGATGATGATCAATTCCGTGTGTGGAGTATTCTTGACGGACAGCCACGTGCTGTAGACATGGGTACTGGCACGGGTGTACCTGGTGGCTGTAACTTGACTAACCTTAAGTCAGACTTGGGTACCTATCGATCTGCTATTGACACTACAGCTACAGAACTGACTGATCTAAACAATGCTCAAGCTACCTTTGCTGAAGTCACTGATGGTCAGAATACTACAACCAGTGTTTTGTTTGATGTTGACACTACCTATTCTGGTGGTGAGTATAATGTAGATCTTTATTCTGGTGTCTTGGAAAACAGGACAACGCTGCAAAAGATTGTCAAAGAAAACGGTACTGTTGTAGCTACGGTTGCAAGCGGTGATCCGATGCCTACTAACTATGCTGTAGGTAATGATCGAGCTGATGAACATCCATTGTTTATACGTGAAGGTTTTAACGTTTACGAACTTAATAAGACCATTGCTGCTACACATACTGCTGGTGACTTGACTACAGCCACCACTGACATGGGTACAGCTCAGACTGCGTACGACAATGCTGTTACTGCGGAAGGCACTGCTAAGACTAACTACGAGTCTGAAGTAACTGCTTGTGATCCTACTGCTCCTAGCACTGCTTATCTTTACGGAGCAGACCCAGAAGATATAGAAATTGTTACTGTTAACGACTATACGTTTGTACTGAACAAAAACAAAGTAACAGCAATGAAAACAGATGCAGCTGACCTCAGTCCTGCATTGCCTAACCAAGCTTTCGTTGTTATTGCTATCGTGTCTTACGATACTCTTTATACCATTGATCTTGCTGGCACTAAGTATTCATTTAAAACTGATAAATCACCTCTTGTAGTCCAACAAAAAGAAATTGATTTCGATGCCAATTATGTCGTAAGTAAATTGGTTGATGAAATTAACAACCCTAGAGTTGATAATACCTATTACTGTGACGATACCAATCCTACGACAGTTACTATTACTGATGTCGGTCATGGGCTGACTACTGGTGATACAATTAGCTGGCGTAGAACTGGATCAGAAAGTGTATATTCAGTAAGCGGCGATTCAGGTACAGCTTCGTTTTTTGAACCAAACTCAGGACTTGCTCAAGATGAAACGTTTCAAGTTGAGATATTATCTGGAGGCGCAAATGAAGGTATTTATATCAGAACCGATGCAGGTGGTAATACTGTTGAGTACAGAGATTATTTAGGTGCTAGGCAAAAAGGTCGTCTTCGTAGACTACTTACTGAAAATTACTCCAACTATACGGTAACAGTAGTTGATTCTGATACTTATACAATTTCTTTAGATTTAGTTAATGGAGCAGCAACAAGTTTTACATTACAAGGTACTGGTGAGCGAGAAGTTACACAAACATTCACAGCTACTGCAGCTGGTGCAGGTATTTACATTACACCTGTGACTTCATCTACAACCTTTGTTGCAGAAACCTCTACTTCTAGTAACGAAAAAGTTCTGTATCATTTCCAAAATGAAATTACAGTTTCTGGTAAACTACCTGTTTCGTGTAAAGATGGTTATGTAGTTAACATCATTAACAGTGAAGATGTTACTGCAGATGATACTTGGGTCAAATTTAGCACCTCTGGTAGTTATACTTATGGTGAAGGTGTCTGGCAGGAGACAGTTGCACCTGGTCTTCCTTATCAAATTGACAACACTACCATGCCTCATCAACTGATTAGGCAGGCTGATGGTTCGTTTAAATATGAACCAGTTACGTGGATTAATCGTGAAGTAGGTGATGATGATACCAACCCTATTCCTAGTTTCATTGGGGAAAAAATTAACAGTATTTTCTTCCACAGAAACAGGTTAGGATTCCTTTCTAACGAATCTATGATTCTTAGTAAGTCTGGTGACTTCTTTAACTTCTTTGGTACAACTGCGCAAGACATTACAGATGACGATCCAATCGACATTCAAGCAACGTCGGTTAGACCAGTTACATTGAATTATGTACTGGAAGCACCCGTTGGTCTAGTGCTGTTTGGACCTAACGAACAGTTTGTGATGTCTACCAATGAAGACATCTTAAGCCCTAAGACAGCACGTATCGGTACGTTAAGTAACTATGAGTGTGATAGTCAGGTAAACGCTGTACCACTTGGCACAAGTCTAGCTTTTGTTACTAAGTCAACTTTGTATACCAAACTGCTGGAAATTCTTAACGTACAACGAGAGACCAGTGCTATCATTGATGAGTCTACACGAAGCGTACCAGAATACATTCCTAGTGATGTAGATAGCATGATCTCATCTCCTGCACTTTCCATGGTTTCTATCGGAAAGGCTGGGTCTTCTACTTTGTATCAGTATCGTTTCTTTGTACAAGGTCAGGCTAGGCAGCAGACTTGGTATAAGTGGGAATTGACTGGAAATCTATTAACTCAATTCTTTGACAAGACTACGTTCTATGCAGTGACTTATGCTGGATCTAACGTATACTTGACATCTTATGACTTGACACAATCCAGTGAACAAGGTTACTTGACCTTGCCTACAGGAGAAAAGACTGACGTGTGTCTTGATATGTTCGTTATTAACCCTTACCGGACATACAACGAAACTGACGATGAAACTACAATTACGTTACCTTTTGATCATATCACAAGTAAAACACTTTCAGTGATTGTACTTGGTAACTACATCGGTGATCCTGTAACACCAACTGAACAGGCAGAAGGTGCTGTTCTGTATCCTCCAGATGATGCTATATCTGGAAACCAAGTTACTATTGACGGGGATTTCCGTGGTAAAGATATCATCTTGGGTTACATCTATAACATGACGATTGAGATGCCCGTGTTCTATGCTACACAGGAAGACGGTCAAATTAGTAGAAGTGACATTAACGCTGATCTAATCCTTCATAGGGCTAAGGTATCGACAGGTCTTAGTGGTCCTGTTAAGTACCAGATTGATGTACTTGGTAAGGATTCAGTTCTACTGGCTACTAGGTCCGACACTGTTAACGTGACGTTACCTAACACCTATGTACTGAACAACGTTAACCTGTCTGCTAATGCTGTACACGATGTACCGATTCACCAACGGAACACGAGTGTTAAATTTAAAATCATTGGTGACACTCCTTTCCCAGTCAGCTTGTTGAGCATGGAATGGGAAGGTAACTATAACCGTCGTTTCTATCGCCAAACATGACCTACAGAGCACACCGCCGAACGCTGACATCTACATTTAAAGTCGGGAAACATGTATGCAAAGTGTTTCTTGAACCTTGGAGTGAAGAAGAAGGCATCAGCGGTGTGCTTTGGAATGTTGGTTTTGCTGTTGGCAGATCACGTCGTCAAGTAAACGATTGGTATTACCACAGACGTAATAAACGCTTCCGTAGCTTGAACAAACAGATGACAGGTACGGAAGGATTGAAACCTATTTCTAAAGGATTTAAAGAAGTATTACGCCTTAGATGGTTTATACCAGAAGGTGATACAATCGTAATACATTGCTCAAGTTCTGACTCAGCCAAACAATATAAAACTTTTTCTAGATGGCGTCGATGGAACCCAGACTGGTTTGTAGATGAGATCTGCGAAGAGTTTTATTGGACAAAACCAATTATTTAATTATGGATCCTATTAGTATCGGTCTTGGAGTAGGTCAAGCTGCACTTAGTTTCTTTGGTTCTAATCAACAGGACCTGGCTACTATTTCAGCGCAAGCCTACCAAACAAAACTAGCTCAGCGACAAGCTGAGATTATGAATGCTGCTCAGAATCGTGCTTATGCACGTCTCTTGGAAAACGCATCACGTCAACTTGGTGAAAACTTTGCTGAAGCTAATTCAACTTATTCAACGAATCAAGCTCAATTTCAAGAGCAACTGCTTTCGTTTGCATTTGCCAAAGAAAGTATGTTACGTAATGCACAGCAAGTAGAAGGGGTTGCTAACGCTACAGAGTCTTACGGTAAAACTGCAGACAGAATGAAAGCTGTTAAAGCTTTGGGTGACGTAGGACGGCAAGAAGCTAAGTTTGCCGAATCAGTCGCCAGTGCTTATGCTCAATCTGAACGCACTAACCAACGTTTGTTCGACAACCAGCTACGGCAAGCTAACCAAGGAATTATCGAGCAAGTGGGTAACCGTCCTATGCCACAGTTCGTACCAGGTGATTATCAGGCACCCAAACCTCAAGGCAATACGTTGCTTAAGATTGGTCAAGCTGCTTTAAGTGGTCTTGAGACTGCACAGCGATTTGATCCATTGTTTGATTTCAGCAGCCCTGCTCCTGCTCCTGCTTCTTTTGGTTCAGGTTCATTTGCAATTGGGCAAGCAGCTCAAACAATTGCATTTTAAAAAAACAATTTCCTACGGGACTATAAATGGAACTTCCTCAACTTCCTGAGGTTCAGTATCAGTCATACGCACAAGGGCAAGCCTTTGATCCTGTTAAACTGCCTGATCCTAACCCACAACTTTCTCAAAATTTAAACACGATCCAATCTAACTTTGCACAAATGTCAAAGTTTGGATCACAAAACCTAAGAAATCAATATGCTGAAAAACTGAGTACAGTACAACAGCTTGCTCAGTTCAGTAAAACTGCACTTGACATCACAGAGATTGCAGCAAAAGAAAACAAAAAGTTTCAAGAAGCTCAAGCTGAACAGCAGTTCTTTGAACTCCTTTCACAAGGAAAGCTGTCACCTGAAGACTACACTGCACCTTTGTCAGCTATTGACGAAAAAGGTAATGTTATTGAGACTGAAGTAGCTGGTGCAGTTAGGTCCGGTAAAACCAGTTTTGAAGTTGGTGATTGGATTCGTCGTAACTTATCTGGTCATAGGTTCACAAAGTTTTCAGAGTTATATTCTGAATACATGACACGTGTATACTATGAACCTTGGATCAGAACTCAACGGTTACAAAATACTGACACTATTGTCATTAAAGACGAAGAAGGTAACGACAAAGAAGTTGTTATCAACGATCAAAAACTTCCTCCTTTTCAAGCTAGACAAGTTAGATCTAGACTTCAGCAAGCATTCTTTCAACTTGATGGTTATCAAGCTGTTAGTCCTGCTGTAAAAATGAAAAGTGGCAGCTACGAAAACATCATCAAAGCTGATATTGCTATTGAAAAAGCTGAAACAGATAGATGGAAGGATTGGCGTTCTGAAGAACTAAGAGCAGAAGCACTTCAAGATCTTCGTGTAAACTTTACTGATCCAGCTGCTTTTACTAGAGCTTTGAATACATTTGCTTCAACTACTATCGACGGTAAAGTCATTGGTATGACTGGTGCTTGGAAGTTGATTGAAGAAGAGTTTGAAAGCGCTGCACAGCTTGGTAAAGGTTATGACCTTGAAGCTTTTGCACAGGCTCCATCACACATTCCTGGCAAAACAATCGGACAAGCTTACCCAAGATTCAATTCTTTGCGTGTTAAAGTCAGTAAGGCACTTCAAATCAAACGTGAAGAAAATGAAAAGAACCGAACTCTTGAAGTAAAAACTAAGGTAAGTTCTTGGATTACAGAAGCTATTAGTCGAGTAGGTGACGATGCTTTTAGTATTGCTGAATTTGAAGAGGCTGAAAGAGGCTTCAGGAAAGAAGCTGATAGACTGGGTATTTCTTATGAGTCCATTGGGCTTGATAGGTTATCGGAGTTGAAAAACATTTATAGCTATACAGGGCGACGTTTGGAGGATGCTAGAAGGCAGCTTCAAGCTAAGGTTGATACACGTACTTTGACCACAGGAGATCCTCTTTTACAACACCCAATTCTTCGTGAAGAGTTCTTTTCAAAAGCAGAGGAAATTGAAAAAACTACCCTTGGACCTGAATTTAAAGAGCGAGTCAAGAGTCTAACAGGTTATATTGCTGGATTGGCAGGCGTTGAAACTGATGTTCGTGGTGAACTTAAGGGTGATCTTAATGACATGAACATTGAGTTACGTCGTGAAATGGAACGAACTTTCCTGACACTTACGTTAGGACCACAAAAACTTCCTCCTGAAGAAGCTGCCGAACAGGCTTACTTGTTAGTTCGTGATAAATTCAAAGAAGGATTTAACAACAAAACAAGTCTTTATTATCCTGGGACAAAAGGTGACTTTCCCAATTGGCAGAAATATCTTGATTCTAAACTCAAAAATGTTGAGTCGTACAAAAAGCGTGCTAATGCTTTGGTACGTTTAGGTTCAAGTGCTTCTGACATTATTGGAAGTGTTACTGAAAACCCTGCAGTAATTGGTAGTCTTCAAGATGTGGAAAGGATGTACAATGTTTGGAATCAAACAGCATCTTTGGATCCATGGATTAGGCAAGCTGCTAAAGAAATTAACAGCAGAAACGGTAGGATTGTTATTAATTCACCAATTCAATTGTTGATGGCTGCTGCAAAAGGACACGGTATTATCCAAGAAATCCCTGCTTATGCTGAAATTATTGAAAGGTCTACCCAAATTAGACCAGAAGCGCGGAAAATTCTAAATGACTTGTTGAACGGTAACCTTGAAAGAATGCAAGGAAGGATTTTGTCTTCCGATACCATGCCACGTATTTCGATTTCCGGCGATGACGGTACACCTCCTACAAGCAATGATCCTATGATTGTTGCTATTGGTATTAACGAAGGTACACGTACTGCTGGCGGCGGTAAAACCAGTGCTTATGCTGGTCACACTGATCCGGGTGATAGGGCACGTAATCGTGGTACGTTCAGTTACGCACCATCTAGGTTTGGAACTGATCCTAACATGAGTCCTGAAGAAGCTGATCGTGCTTACATGCCTAAGCTTGTAGAAGCACGGCGTAAGTATTCAAGGAAACTGGTTGAGTTTGGTTACCCTGTAGGGTCTCGTGAATATAACATCCTTATGTTCAACATTCTTGATCTTACCGTACAAGCACCTGCAGCTGTGGAAGACTTTGTTAACAGTATCCCTAACTCAATTAAAGGTGGTGAGCTGACTGCTGAAAGTATTGGTAGTGCTAGGGCTTATGCTTTCTTTAACCCCAACACTGGACGACTAGAAGCAAGCGGTTTTAACAACGATTTTGAACGACTACGACAAGACCAAATAGACCGTGCTATGACACTTGAAACACAAAGGAGAGGGCGATGAACTCGTACGATCCATTTCAACCTATACAAATGCCTCCTGAGGCAGAAGAAGCTGTAAATAACGAAGCTGCTACAGCTGCTATCCCTTACCCTGAGGTAGAAGAAAAACCAGCTTCTGCAGCTGCTCCACAACCACAACCTACGGCTCAGCCACAGCCTAAAGAAGAACAGAAAGCTGAATCTAAACCAGTAGCTAAACCCAAAGATGCTTACCAAAAGTACATGGAAACTGGTAACATCATGGATTTGCTTTTAGGGGAAGGTTCAGTTTTAAATCAGATCATAGATAACCCTGTTACTTCAGGTATCAATGACTTTGTGGTAGATCTGGTTAACAGCACTCCTTTAAAAAACATTTCAAAGGCAAAGAAAAAACCAAAATATGAAGATGATTTACAACAAAGTGTACGTGAAATTTCTTCTGTTGTAGCACCATTCCTTGCCTTGAGAGGTGCAGCACGAGGTGGTATCAATAAACTTAACACCAGAATTGCACATCCTTTGGGTAAAAACAAAGCTGTTCAGTTTCTTGGTGAAGTAGGTCTTGACACTGCAGTTGGAGCTTTTGTTGACGCTACTGTTGAGACAAGTAAGACTGACGATAACCTGCAAGGGTTTTTGAAAAAGACTTGGCCTCAGACTTATCGTTTTATTCCTAGTGATTGGGCTACTACTGATAGTGACTCGCCTGACCTTAAGCGTATGAAAAACGTTAATGAAGGCATTGGTCTTGGGATGTTCAGTAGCTTCATTGAAGGTTCGGTAAAACTGCTTCGTGCTGTTCGTGGAACACGTCGTGTCACAAATTATGTGTTTGAGTCTGAATCTGCAGAAACAGCTTTTGCTAAACGGGCTAAAGATTTTGATGACGATGTTGACATGACCGCCAATCTCACTAGCTCAGCTTCTAATTATGAAGAAGCGTTAGATGAGATAGGAACTTTTAATTTGTCTAAAACACCTACTCCTACTAAGCCCTTGCTAGGTGTACATGACACTGTAAGCCCTGGCGGGGTACGTACAGTAGACGACATGGGTGTTGTAGGGGCTTCTGTAGACCAGGTACGTATCGAACGTAACATTGGTACCGTACATGGTCGGCTTGGTAATATTGTTTCTGAAGCTGCCCTAAAATATGGTCTAGAAGCTGACCGTCTTCCTAAAAGGGAGATTGTTGAACAGATTGCTGATCAAATCAAACTTGCTGGTAAATACTCTGCTGATCTTCCTAGTGGAGTTAACATTACATTCAAAGAGATTGACGACGCAGGTATTCGCCTTTCTGAATATCTTTTGGATCCACAAGCTGACGTGGGTTGGCTTAAAGAGATCCTTGATGAATATAAAGATGAAATAACCCGTAAAGAGCAAAAGATACGCACTTTAAGTTCTGAAGGGCACAACGCAGCAATGCACGCTATTAAAGGTTATTTGGATGAAGTTGTTAACATGGATAAGCTAAAAGCACAAGCTTATCTGGTTACATCTTTGTCCGGTCAAGTTGCTGACATTGCAGAAGGTGCTCGTTATATGGACGGCACTGAAGCTATTGAACGAGCCAACGAGATGATTTTTGACCGCCTTGAATACCTGATGACAGAAACAGCTTTGTCAGGTAAAATCAAAGGTCAATCATTGAATCTACTTAATACCTACAGATTCAACCCTAACAACCCTAAGTTTATTGCAGCAGAAACAAAAAAAGCATCTAGAACTATAGCTGAAATTGCACGTGAATCGGCTGAAAAAGCTAAGATCACTGTAGATACTTTGCGTGAAATTGCTGAAGAACGTCCTGATTTCTTTAAACCACTTGCCTTGGCTTGGGAGATGTCAGATGGTGACATTAACACCATGGGTAAATTGAACAAATATGTTCAACAAAGTTTACCTGCTATTGAAAAAGCTTTTTACGATAAAGCCCCTGAAATTCCTAATGTAATTGTTCAAGGTGCTTATTCAAACATCTATAACTCAATGCTGTCTGCACTTGCTACTCCAATTAAAGCAGCAGTGGGTAACAGTGTTTTGCTTTTGAGTAAACCTATTGCACACATGGGAGGTGCTTTGCTTGGAGGTAACATCAACCAATTTAAACGTGGTTGGTATACATACTCTTCTGTGTTGGACTCTACCATCAAGGGTACAAAACACATGGGTCGTGTGTTTAGTATGGCTTCTAAAGACCCATCTTCTGTTAGCTATATTGTACGTGAAGATCTGCGTAACCAAAACGCTGCTTCAATGGAAGTATTGAAAAGCTTTGCACAAGCTGCTCAAAAGGAAGGTGAAGACGGTCCTATGGCATTGTATTTACTTGCTGAAACTCTTGAGGACATTGCTAACAACCCTGTCCTTAGGTTTGGTGCTAATGCTATGACTGCTTTTGACGGATTTACCAGAGGTGTTTTGGCTAATTCCCGTGCACGGATGGAAGCATACGACAAGTTCATTGATGGTGGCGTAGAGATGACAGCCAAAGAACTGAAAAAGGCTGAACAAGAAATCTACGAAAAGATGTTTGACTCTAATGGTCTCATCAAAAATGATTGGGTTGACTACGCCACAGGTGAAATTGCTCTAAACCTTGACACTCCTCGTGTACGTTCCTTTACTAACTTTCTTAAACAGCATACTTGGATGCGTCCCTTTACGATGTTCCCAAAGACATTGGCAAATGTAATAGACAGGTTTGGTGATTATAGTCCCGTAACTTTGTTTATGGATGACTACGCTAAACTTGTAGATAACGTACCTCCTACTGGTTTTACTAATGATGAAATTCAAGAGATCATGGTTGCTCGTGGGTTGACTCCTACACGTGCTGAATTTGAAGGTTTGCGTGCAGAACTCCGTGGACGTAAAGCTATTGGTACACTTGCTGTTATGTCTACACTTGGTTTGTGGATGAACGGTCGTATCCATGGTAATGGTCACTATGACAATGCTCGTCAAAAAACACGCAGGCAGCTTGGATGGAAACCTAAATCAATCCAAGGTCTAGATGGAAAGTGGTACAGCTACGAATGGTTGGGTCCGATGGGTGATTGGCTTGCACTTACTGCTGACGTTATGGATAACTTTAACAGCGTTGATCCTTATACGATTGAAAGCACCCTTGCTAGGCTTACCTTTGTTTTAGGTGCTAGCTTGACCAACCGTTCTATGATGGCTGGTCTTGAACCTATGTTCGATGTAACCCAAGGTAATGCCTCTGCAATTAATCGTTGGGCAGCTTCGTTTACAAGTTCATTTGCTCCTCTTTCTGGATTCCGTGCAGAAATGGGTCGTCTTATGTACCCTGCCTTGCGGGAAATGAACGAAGACTTCTTGTCTGCAATACGTAATCGTAACAAGTATTTGGATGCCATTGATCCTGAAGGTGCATTGCCTGATGCTTATGATTGGCTTGACGGTACAAAGGTGGGTTATTCTGAAAACCCATTTATCCGTGCTTGGAATACATATTCTCCAATGAAGATTGCAGACCAAGTTACATCACCTGAACGTCAGTTCTTGCTAGATATTGAATATGATGCACGCCCTGTGTTTACCAAAGGTGATAATGGTGTTGAATATACACCTGAAGAACGTTCAGCTCTTTACAGGATTATCGGTCAAACTGGTTATCTAAAAGAAGAAATCAGAAAGATCATGAACTCTAAGTCAGCTAAAGAATGGCGTAGTGAGATCTTTAAACAACGTTCAGAAGGTAAGAGTATTGATCCTAAACTTTGGGACAACCTTTACACTGAAATTGACAGTGCTGCTTATCGTGCTAAGAAGCTTGCAGTCAGGCAGCTTGAAGCAGAGATGGCTGACAACATCAAGGTTCGTGAGTATCAAGAAGGTATTAACATCAAGAAACAACGTAGGTCTGAATCACCTTCTTTCCCATTGGTTAACAAATAATCCACCGTCCCCTTTTTCAATAACATGTAATGGCTACTACTGAAAATAATTATCCGGGTAACGGTTCAAAAGTTACCTTTGATATTACATTTGAATACTTAAAAGAATCTGACATCAAGGTTTCTATTGATGGTATAGATCAAGCTACAACTGCATATTCCTTTACTAGCATTACAACTATTACGTTCAACACTGCACCAGCTAACGGTGCAGCTGTTCGTATTTATAGGGACACTAACATTGACAGCCTGCGGAATGAATTTTTTGCAGGCTCTGCCATCCGTGCCCAAGACCTTAACGAAGACTTTAAGCAAACTCTTTTTGTTGTACAGGAACTTGACAACAACACTTGGGACAACGAAAGAAATACCATTCATAGTGATGAGGCTTGGGTAAGTTCTGACGATCAAATTGCTACGACTGCTGCTTTAGATGCACGTTTTCAAGACGAAGCAAACGAAACAATTACAAGCTCTGAAACTTGGGTAGCAGATGATGATCATATTGCTACCACCCAAGCTATTGAAAATCGTATTGATGAAGTCATTACAAATGATATTGATGGGTCTGATGGAATTTATATTACTAACGATGGTGATGGTACTATTACTGTTGGTATTAGTCATGGTTCTGTTGACTTTGATCGTATCAAGAGTGATGACATTATCACTTATACAGAACAGAATGCTGGATCTCCCAGCCCTGCAGACTCCAATATATTTACTGCACTAGCTGCTGCACGTCGGTTTGACACACTTGTACAGACAAGCACACCAAGTGGTAGTGACTGGGAAGTAGGTAAAACTTGGTTTCAAAATGACGCAGATAAAACTGTTTCTATTTGGAATGGTAGTTCTTGGGAAGGTGTAGTTTCTGGTGGTACGTTTACCAAACTAGATAAAGTTATCTATGTTGATAGCGTAAACGGACTAGACACTAATGATGGTCATCGTATTAGTACTCCAAAGAAAACCATTGGAGCAGCTTTGGATGACATTAACTCTGACTCAACTTATGGTGACGGATCTACTATTTTAGTTTCTCCTGGTGTATATCAAGAGACAGCACCACTGGACATTCAAAAGAAAGATGTGTCTATCATTGGCGCATCCATCCGTAACGTCATTGTACACCCAACGTCTGCTACTGAAACTAACAGTTTGTTCCGTGTAAACAGCGGTACTTATCTTCAGAACATGACCTTTACTGGTGTCAAAGCGAGCGGTACTCGTGGTGATACTGGTTCGTTGTGGGAAGACTCTACCTACGGTTTACCCCCTACTCAAGGTTGGAACGTTTCGTTCTATCCTGATGCAATGATTTACAAATCTCCGTACATTCAGAACTGTACTAACTTTTCTGACTCGGAGATTGATAACGACGACCTTTCATTCTTTGCAGGAACTGAAGACAAGGGACGTGCTGGTGACCTTGATTCTGCACCAACTGGCGGTGGTCTGCTTGTAGACGGTTCAACCGTACATGCCGACTCTCCACTGCGTTCAATGGTGGCTGATAGCTACACACACGTTGGTTTAGATGGTCCTGGTATCTTTGTAACTAACAATGGTTACACACAGATTACTAGTTCTTACGCTTTCTTTAATCATTTCCATATTGCTTGTATCAATGGTGGTCAAGCTAACCTTGCTGCGTCTACCACTGACTTTGGACGTTATTCGTTGATTGCTGATGGTAAGTCTACAAATGCTGTCATCACTGCATCTATCAACGGTACTCCTGCTCAAAACGACACTACGTTTGATATTGACAACGTAGCTGCTGGTACGGACTGGCACGGGTCTGCAACTCGTCCACAAGATAACATGCTTGTCGTTGTCGATGGAGTTACTTATCCTGTTCTTGGTGCTACTGCTATTACTGGTGGCTGGCGTGTTACAATCAGCCGTCCTGATACTAATGACCGTACCGTAAACCTTGGTCTTAGTGCGGCAATTGCAGATGATACAGCGGTGTCGTTCTATCTTCGTTCCATGATTGCTTCTAGTGGTCATACTATGGAGTACGTTGGTAGTGGTACTGATTACACTGCATTGCCTGAAAATGGTGGTGTACCTATTGATAGTAATCAAAGGGTAGAGCTAAATAACGGTAAGATTTGGACTGCTATTACAGATCACCGTGGTACTTTTAGAGTTGGTGATACGTTTGAAGTAAACCAACAAACTGGTTTTGTTAACATTCCAGCTGGTGCACTTTCTGTCAGTAAGTTGCTTGAAAACTTAGACGTTAACGGCAATGAAATTGTCAGTTCTTCTAACGGTAATATCGTTATTAACCCTGACGGTACTGGTACAATCCAACTGAGTGCAGATACTACAGTTACTGGTGACATTTCTGTAACGGGTACTGTAGATGGTCGTGACGTAGCAGCTGACGGTACTAAACTTGATGGCATTGAAGCTGGAGCAACAGGTGATCAAACTGCGGCAGAAATCAAAACTGCTTATGAAAGTAACTCTGACACCAATGCGTTTACTGATGCTGAAAAAACTAAGTTAAGTGGTATCGAAGCTAACGCAGATGTAACCGACGCAACTAATGTTGCTGCAGCAGGTGCAGTGATGGAATCTGACACAACGACAGCTTCTATGTCGTTTGTGGTTGATGAAGATACAATGGCATCTAATTTAGATACCAAAATCCCTACTCAACAATCCGTCAAAGCTTATGTAGATACCAGTATTTCAAGTTTAATTGATTCTGCACCCACAACGTTAGATACTCTTAACGAACTTGCAGCGGCTCTTGGTGATGACTCCAATTTTTCAACTACTATAACTAATAGTATCGCCACAAAACTACCTCTTGCTGGTGGTACCATGACTGGCAACATTGTCATGTCTGGTGCTCAAACCGTTGATGGACGTGATTTGTCTGTTGATGGTGCAAAACTTGATGGTATTGAATCAGGAGCTACAGCGGATCAGACAGCTGCAGAAATTAAAACTGCCTACGAAAGCAACACTAATACGAACGCTTTTACTGATGCCGAAAAAACTAAACTGAGCGGTATTGCTGCAGGCGCTGAAGTTAATGTCCAATCTGACTGGAACGCAACGTCTGGTGATGCTTTTATTCTAAATAAACCTACCATTCCTGCCGCTTATACCAATTCAAGCGTAGATGCTCACCTTAATACATCCACTGCAGCTACAAATGAAGTGCTCAGCTGGAACGGTACTGATTACGATTGGGTTGCCCAAGGTAGCAGTCCTTGGACTGTAAGTGGTAGTAACGTTTATTACAATTCAGGCAACGTCGGAATTGGAACGACGACGCCTAGCACAAATTTGCATGTTTCCAGCAGTGGTGACACTATTGTTCGCGTTACTTCTGCTGATGGCAATGGCGCGTTTCTTGACTTAGGGGATGCTTCTGACCCTGATGGTGGTCGCATTGTTTATGACAGCGGCAGCAACCTTGCCTTCAACACAGCCTCGTCCGAGCGGATGCGAATCGATAGTTCGGGTCGCGTCGGTATTGGGACTTCGACGCCAAACACATCCACAAAGCTGCATGTTGCGGGAAACATCTGCGTAGACAATAATTCTGGCTTGTATGGAATAGACTCTGCTGCTACATCCTCTCACCGCATCTTCCATATTGGGGCAGACAACAATGTTTATATAAATGCCAACTCTTTAAACAACCAAGTTG